CGCCCAGTCGCCGCCCCGAAAGATGTTGTGCGCGCCAGGGCCACCATCAATGTGCACGACCTCATATGGCAGCAGACCGGTCGAACTGTCGGTGTCGAGGTCGAGAAAATCGAGCTGTCCGTAATTCTGGATTGTCGAGCCGTCGCCCCACGAGGTGTAGCTCGTCTTGTCGAGCTTAACGAGGCGATAGATGCCGGAACCCGTCAGGTTTTGAAACCTGAAATGGGTCGCAGCCTTGCACGGCGATGCCCCCGGCGTGGCGCAATAAAGACGAATGACGTTGGTGTTGGTCTGGTTTCCTGCGCCGAGATTGGAAATCGTGCGGAAACCTTCGATGCTATTGTCGTTCGAGGTAATCGTTGAGATGTCGAAGCGGAACAGTTCGCCGTCCGCTGTCATGTTGATGATCGACGACTGCCCTTTCCCGCTAATGTGCCAATAAGAACCCGTGATCGTGCAGACCGGAGTGGTGGGCGATGGCGGCGCAACTGAATAAGCGTAAGTCGGGATTGTGACTGTCTTGGGAACGCTGTTTCCGGCGGTCTGAGCGTAAGCGCACATCCGATTGAAAGAGAGTGTGTCGTCAGGGTCGCCGGGATGCTTGAAACGGCGGACGTTGAGGAAATCAGCCCACCATGCCGCCTGCGTATCGGCGTTGGACGTGGGAGCGCCCAGCACTTGCACGGTCGTTTTCGACGCGTCGCCCGTGGGCGAAAGCGCCGGCGTCGACGCCATCGGTGGCGCGGCAAGCGCCGGGGTGGCCAGCAGGGCCGCGAGTGCGAGAAGAAGGCGTTTCATGGTCTGCCTCAATTGAGCGCGTAGGCGGTTTCGGTCGCGGTGGTTGATGTCAGCGTGCAGTTGCTGAAGGGGTATTGGTTCCAGCCTGGCACCACCGGCAGCGTGATCGCGGTGCCGTTGGTGAAGGTCACCACGGTGTTGCCGGCGGTGGTGACCAGAAAGCCGATCGAGCGAGCGGTGCTGAATGAACCGCCCACGGCGACAACGGTGGGCGCGGAAAACGGCGCGTTGTTCGCGTCGGCGGCAGGCAGCGGGTTGCCCGGGGTGGCCGGATTGCCATTCTTATCGAACAAGATGACGCCGTCGGCGGTCTTGAGCTGGTTGCCCTGGATATACGTCGGGGCAGCAGTCTGCGCGAAAACGGGCGTGACAATGCAAAAGGCAAACGCCAGCAGCGCCGCCATGAAGCGGATGAATTTCACCGATTTATCCTCGAAATTGGAATGGGCAGTGCCGCGCGCATCGGGTCAGTTGACCGCGTTCACGCCGATAAGGCTGATCGTGAACGCGCCCGATGAAAAGACCGCGGCTGTGTTGACGGTCATCCGTGCAAATTTGGCCGTATAAATCGAGTTCAGGGCGTAGCTGCCGTTCGCGGAAAGCGTGACGGCTGAAGCGCCCGAGGAAAACCAGTTCACGCCGTCATTCGACAATTGCAGCCCGACAATGGGCGATGTCGTGATCGTCGGCGAGCCGGTGACGGAGATGAACCCCGTCACCTGCTTGGCGCCCTCGATATAAAACGGCGTGGTAGCGCTGTTGACCGTCGTCAGCACAAACGTGCTCGCGGCCAGCGCCGCCGAATTGTACATCGTCGCAAAGGGGTTGGTCGCCGAATAGGCATCCCGCCCCTGCCGGATCAGCGGGAACCCAGTCGGCAATTCCAGCGCGGAGATCGTCGCCGTGACGGTGGTCGAAGTCCCGCCGACGCTGAAGGCGCGCCAGCGGCGGCGGCCCATGACCGACACGGCGGGAACGGAATAAGTGCCCGTCGCAGTGACCGGATCGCCGCACCAGATATCGGAAAAGTTGGTGCCGCCGGCCGATTGCTGGAGGCAGAAAATAACCGACGAAGCCGTGCCGAGCGTCAGGGCCGAGACATTGATTTCGGCCGAGACAACCGCACCGCCGCCATGCACCGATGCGACCGCCGTGCCCAGTACCGAGCCCGAACCGGCGAACGCCGTGGCGCTCTGGTCAGTGTTGGGAACGGCCGTCGTTTGATAGATGCCCAGGCCGTAAACACTTGATCCATTGGCCGCGGCCGATGCCGCGGCGTTGCCAGCGACACTCGTGATATCGCCGCGCAGCGCACCGCCCGGGGTCAACGACAGCGGGCTCGTCTGAGCCGTGGTATAAGTCGGCGTGCCGGTCGTCACCGCACCCTGAATCAGCGGCCCGGTCTGCCCGCTGGTCGTGCTGGCCTGCGCGACAAACGACCCGTCCGTGAACGTCGGCGTCGATCCAAAAGCGGGAAGCGTCCCGCTGATGCCAAAACTGGTGTTGGTGATCGACCCGATCGCGTTGGTGCCGGCCGCCAGCGGCGCGAGGACGTCGCGATCAATCGCCTTCAGGATCGCGTCGATCGTACCGGCCCCGCTGGTCCAGGCAGCATCCGCCTTTGCACCAATCGTGGTGATCGCCCCATCGGCTGCGGTAATTGCGCCGCCGCTGCCGCCGCCCGAGGGCGTGCACAGCGTGCCGGTGGCGTCCTGTGTGATCTGACGGATTTGGCCCGCCGTGTACGTGGTTGGCGGCGTGCCGCATGACGACACGACAACGGCGGTCGTGGTCTGCGCCGCAACGGGCATCGCGCAGGCGAGCGCGATCAGCGCCGCCAGACTGCGGATCAGTTTCATCGAAATTCCTTTTTGAAGATTATGCGCTGGGCGGCGGCGCGGGCGGCGGCGCGGGCGGCGGCGCGGGCGGCGGTGCGCCGGCCGTGCCGTTGACATCGAGATCCATGCCCATGCCGGTGATCTGAACCGTCCCCAGCCAGGGCGACATCATGCCGACCACGACCAGGCCAAGGCCGATCGCCAGGATGATCACGCAGCCACCGAGGTAAAAGATGATGTCGGACGCAACGGAAGCCGGCCACGGGTGAAACGTCAGCAAGCAGGCAAAGATGATGATGAGCAGGCAAAGCCCGATCGCCACGCCCGCCAGCGTCCATTCCGACAGCGGCGTCGGGCGCGTGGTCTGCTGCGGCGCCGGCATCACTGCCCCCCCATGATCGATTGCAGGACCGGCACGATATCGGTCGCGATCGGACCGAAGGGCCGCAGGCTCGGGTGGCTGACCTGCCAGACGGGGCAGCGCATGTCGGCCGGCCACACGCCGTCGAAAAACAGCGCCGCCTCGCGCGCGCGGCGCCCGGTCAGTTTGCCGCCGCCGAGATAGTTGCCGGTCAGGTCGGCGCGCGCAGCGGAAGCCTTCCCGGCAATCCAGTGCTGCACCCAGTCGGCGCGGCCGATCGCATCGGTGTTCCATTCGAACGACAGCGCCGCGGCGAGCTGCGCGTCGTTGAGCGCGTGCCCGGCAAACACGCGGTTGATCTGTGGCAGATACCCGGCCTGCAGGCGCGCGATGCTGGCGCGCAGGCAGACCTCGATCGGCGCAGGGCGGTTGAGGTATTGCCGCACGTTGATGCCCGCCGCACTGGTCAGGCCGATCGCCCAGGTTAGGTTCGGCGGGTTGTCGCTGTCATTGTACGCCTCGAGTGCGCAGCCTTCTTCGTGCGCGACATAGGCCACGCTTCGCACAGTCAGTTGCATGGGATGCCTCAGTGGTGTGGCGGGGTCAGTGCGCCGCTGAACAGCGCGCCGAGAATGGTGCCGATGCCAAGCAACAGCGCGACGATCCATTTGAGCGCGCCGATGATGCCGCGCATTTCGGCGTTCTGCTTGATCAGGATCTCGATCTTGTCATCGAGCTTGCGGATCTGATCGCCGAGCGAGTCTTCCACCTGGTCGACGTCGCTATCGACGCGGTCGATATCGCGCTGTTGCGCGTTCATGCGTTCGAACGCCGCCGCGATCATCGCGCCGTGGTCGTTGGGATCGGGCATGGCAGTCTCGGGGAATGGAGGGATTATTGCGCCAGGCGCACGGCCAGGCTGCCTGCGGTCAGTTGGACCTGCAGGTATTCGGTCGCGGCGGCATCGGTTTCGGTCCAGATGCGCTCGTTGGCCACGACGCCCGCGAACGGGCCGCCTAGGCCGATCTGGTAATCAGCGGCAGGTGCGCCGCCCTGCGTGATCGGCAGCTTTGTGGTGCCGCCATCGGTCGAGCGCAGCAGCTGCGCGGTGCCGCTGGCGCCCGTGGCGACGAGCGTCAGGATGATCGGGCGCGCGAGCTGGGGCGCGAAGGGCCCGAGCATATGCAAGGCGGTGTCGTTGATCGTCGCGATCAGCGGCGTCGATGTCGCTGCGACGGCCATACTTGCTTCCTCCAAAGTCCAGACGGACATCATGTATTGGGTGGCCGACGCGATCGATGCGTCGGGGATCAGGCCGGCCGCAAACAGCTGCTGCGGCCAGGTCGCGCCGGGCGTGCCCAGCGCCGCGGCCGGGGCTGGGCCGGGCGGTACCAGCCAGCGCACTTGAACGTCGGTCATGATGTCGCCTGTACCAGTTTGATGAACAGCGGATGCGTCTTGACCACCAGGCCGCTGGCCAGCGTGATCACGGCGTTCGAGACATAGATGCCCACCGGCAGGCTGGCGCAGGTTGCCGGATCGATCGTCAGATCCCACCCGGGCCCGACATCGGCCGTTGCATTGCGCACCGCCGGACTGAACGTCGCGATCGTGGCCGCGGACGCTGCCGGCACCACCCAGCCATCGACCGTTTCGACGGCGGCCTTCAGCGCTCCGGTGCAAGTCGCACCGATCAGCAGATCATTGGTCGCGCCCCGGCATTCGATCCCGATCAGGATCGTGGCGCCGACGGCGAATTCACAGTTGGCCATGTCGCCCTCAGTGGCCGAGCAGCAGATAGGCGATCGAGCAGGCATGATAGCCGCTGTCGGTGCCGATCGCCGCCGTGGGGATCGTTGTCGAGGTGGCGCCTGCGAGATTGAACTGCGGCGAATAGATCGCCGGGGTTGATCCCATCTGCGTCCCGAACGGCAGCAGCAGTGCGGTCGGAAACGCGGTGAAGCTGAGATTGGTAAAGCCGCTGCTGCTGGTCGTGAAGAGACCCCATTTCAGCACCAGGCCGCCGATCGTGATGCCGCCCGGCACGGCGAGCGTCGCGGACAGGCCGGCCAGCGGCAGAAACAGCGCGCCGAGCGCCGTCAGCAGCTGGTTGGTTGCCGTCTTGCTTTCGGCGATGCCGGCCGCCGCCAGCACCGACATGATCTCTTCCTGGACCAGGTTGAGAAAGTCGGCCGAAATCGTGGTTGGCGGAACGCCGGTGGTCGGGTTGCCATTGGTGAAGTACCCGGGCGTGCCCGCAGCGCCAGGCGCCGGCAGGCTGGCGGCCGCGGTGGCTGTGTCGATCCTGAACATCGATATTTCCTAGATTGCGAAAACGGCGGTTTCCGCCGGGGCCATCGTCTGCAGCTGTGCGATCAGGACCGACGTCGACAGGCCGCTGGTGTTGGCGACGACGTGCACGCCCCACGAAAAGCACCAGTCGTCATCGTAAACGATGCCATTCGCGACCGCGACGCCCGCGCGAAACGGCGCATAAGTCGTGATGGTGATCGTGAAACCGAGCGCGGCGGCAAAGGCGATGAAATAGGGCTGGCTCTGGCCGCCGGTCCCGACGAACCGCGACAGCACTTGCGCGCCCCGCTGAAGGTTTGTCAGCCCGGCAATCGAATTGGTCAGCCCGAGCGTTTCTTCCCATTCGGGCAGCAGATCGGTGTTCGCGCCCGGCAGGCTGTTGTCGAGCAGGTTTTCGGCCGACGCATCGACCCCGGCCCACAGCACGGCCAGCCCGGCCAGCGCGGCGGCCTGGTTCGTGCCCGGCTCGCTGCCCACCCACGCCTTGCCGCGCGGCATCAGCGCGACGGTCGCGCCCGTGTAATCGGATGTGGTGCGCGCCATCAGATATATGTGATCGTGCCGGCCACGGCCAGCGCGCCCGCATTGGAGACGATGTTGCCCGCGCTGCCGGGCGTCACGGTGCCCGCCGATGCGCTGATCAGGGTAATCACAAAACCGGCTGCGCCGGCGACGGCCGCGATCGCCGCCTCGATCGTGCCGACATCGGTCGTGCCGCCGGGCGCTGCATCGCTGAGCAGCGCGCCGGCGAACGCCGCCGCGATATTGGTCTTGACCGTGCCCGATGCGCCGCTGATGCCCGCGATCGTCATGGTGACCGTGTTCGGCGTGGGCGCGAGCGCATAGACGCGCGGGCAGACCGGCTGCACCGTCCAGAGGTAATTGGCCACGACGAGCTGATCGCCGGTCGCGGCCACATCGCGCGTGTCGGCCGCAGCCAGGCCGTTCGACCCCTGCGGAAACCCGCCATAGGCCGCCTCGACCACGTCCATCATGAAATAGACCTGCACCGTGCCGGGGCCATATCCGCGCGGCACGCACCAGGCGCGGGTCACCCCCGGCACCTGCCCCGCCCAGTTGACATAATCGGCCACCGCGCCGCCCTGCAGCTGCGCCTGATAGGCCTGCAGCATGCGGCTTTTGAAATCGTCCTGCGTCTCGATGTCGGCGCCGCCGGCGATCGCGGCCGCCACCGCGCCCTGGGGCGTGATGCCGCTGATCCCGATCGACAGGAACATCATCGTGCCGGCCACGGTGTTGCCCGCCGCGCCGGGCATGACGGCCGTTACGGGCACGGTGATAAGGCCGCCGCCGGTCGTACCCGCCCCGGTGGTCACATAGGCCGCGCCGTCGCTGCGCGTGATGCCGGTGCCGGTGGCGATCGCGCCGCTTGTCCAGGGAAACGCAACCGTTCCCGACGCGACCGCCGCATCCTTGATATAGACCTGGCGCAGGGCCGCCCACCCGGCCAGGTATTCATCGGTCGCGGTAAACGGCACGCTCTGCTGCGCGATGTAGTCCTGATAGCCATAGAGGCCGTCTGCCAGCCCCGCCTGGACGTCGCCGGTGATGCCCAGGTTTGAATAGCGCAGCAGCGTGTCGACGCCGGGCAAAGCCGCCGCGATCGCCCGCGATGCCGACAGGCGCAGCGCGGCGATGTTGGGACGCGGAAACGGCATTACGGGCTATCCCACAAGTTTGCGAATTGCAGCGCGAGCTGCGACCCGTTGCCGCGATGCACGGTCACGGTCAGCATCATCTGTCCGGCGCCGAAATAGGCGGCTGCGGTGTCGATCGACGTCGCCACGCCATCATCGATCATCCATTGCAGGGCCTCGGCCGCGGCCTGCTGCACCTGCCCCGGCAGATCGGGCGTCGCCTTGCCGCGATCGGCATAAAGCCAGATCCGCGACCCGATCGGCCCACCCCACCACCCGCGCGGGTCGCTCGTGTTGTCGGGGATCGTATCGTCGGGCCCGGCCTGCGCATCGGTAAACAGGCTGATGATGACCGCCGTGGCCAGGTCGTTGCCGAAACTGAGCTGGTTGGTCGGATCGGCCGCGTCGTTGCCGGGCAGAAACACCCAGTCGGCATGACCAGTGGCAAAATTCCACCCGGTCTGGATATCGGTCATGGGCCAAAATCACTCACAAAGTCGTCGTCGCGTGGCCCGAATTGCCTGTGCCGGTGCTGACGCCCGAATGGTCATGGCTGTTGGCAAAGCTGCGGATCGCGCTCATCGTCAGCGCACTGCTGGTGTTGAGCCCGGTAATCTCGCCATCGACCACCAGGTCGCCCTTGATATTCACGCCGCTGGTATTCTGAATCACGTACGGCAGGCCCGCGCAGTCGATCGTCAGGCCCGCCGCGGTCAGTTTGATGATCGCCCCACGCGCATCGTATTGCGCTGAATCGCCCGGCTGCAGCCCTGTCGGGCGGCTCGGCCGGTGGTTGGTGCCGATCACGATCGTCAGCCCTCGCTCGCCGCCGCGCCGCAAGGTCAGCGTCTCGGAATCGAGTGGCGGCACGCTGGTAAACCCGAACTGGAAAAAGCGCAGAACCTTGTCGAGCACGCGGTCGGCAAAGCCGCTGCCGCTGGCGCGTTCGGTGATCTGCAGCGTCTGCACCGGGCCGGTGTCATCCGCGCCGGTCACGCTGCCCGCACCGACAAGGTTGGCCAATATCTGATTCATGTCGTGAGTGCCTTTGTGTTGACCGGCGTCAGTACGATCGGCTCGGGCTGGAATGCCGCCGGCGTCATTGCAACAATCTCGGCCGTCGTGCCGTTGTCATCGTCGCGTTTGAAGGTGACTTCGGAAATAATCAGCGCGCCGACTTGTGCGGACACACAGCCAGGCACATCGATCGAAACCAGCGTATTGGGCAGCCACAGCGTGCCGCCGCTGTCGCGCCAGCTGTCAACCGTGGCGCGCACCACGAACGATCGCCCGGCCCTGCGCGCCGCCTCCCAGTTCGCACGGCTCTCGGTGAAATCCTGCGCGTTGGCGGCGACCGCCTCCATGATCAGGTGCATCACGCGGTGGCGCGTTACGTTGGGATCGGTCGCGCCGAAAAAGAAGTCGCTGCCGGCGCCCAGCGCGCCATAGCTGTCGAGCGCGAGAAAGCACCCGACATAGTCCGAATAGCGCTGGTCCATCGACTGCTGGACGCTGCACGCTTCGACATTCTGGCCATAGACGATGCCGCTGGCGGCCGTGGCCGTGCCGACTTCCGCCAGAACGAGCTGGCCGCGCGCATTTTCATAGGCGAGCAGCCCGGCGTTGCGGGCGACGCGCTGGATGATATCGGCGCCCGTCTCGCCATAATTGAGCGCCCACGACACTACGTCCGGGCCCGGGCTGGCACCGTTGTCCATGATGACGTCAATGCCGTAAGCCGATGCCAGGTTTGTCGAGATCGTGAGCGCGTTGCCGCCGATCAGCTCGGCCGAAGGCCATTCGGCTGCGCAGTCGACCAGGTCCTGTGTCAATCCGCGCCCGGCGATCGTGATTTCGTGGGCATCGGGCGTAACCGATTCCACCACCCGATCGACCCACCCGGTGATGACCGTGTCGTTGCCCAGCTTCACCACGCAATCGTCACCGGGCGCTACGGGTGCCTGGCCGCTTGTGCTGGCCGATGCCTTCACTTCAAAGCTGTTGGGAAACCCCTCAAGGCGCAGCGTGACCGTGACCTGCTTCCACACGGCGATGACGGCGCCCCCGACCAGCAGCGTCAGATCGTCCGGAGCCTTCGGTGTGCCGCTGACGACAATCTGACCGCCAGTGGCGGAGGTCGACGGCGTGCTCGTGCTGGACATCGCAGTCACGAGGCCAGCGCCTGGAATGAAGTTGGAAAGAATAGCGGATTGATCGGGGCGGCCTGTGCGACGAGCTGGTCGGCGCGCGTCGGATCACCATAGAGCGATTGCGCCAGTGCGAGCGCCGGCAGTGGTGCGGCACGGTCAAAGGTCGTCACCTGGGCAAGTGTGGCGCCACGCGTGCGCAGATCTGTTGCCACCGTGCCCCTGCAGGCCGCCAGCGTGTTGTAACTGTCATCGTCGCCCATCGCCGAGGCGGTCAGCGACAGCGCATCGAGCACCGGGCAGATCTGCGCGATGCGCGCGGCGGCGTCGTTGGCGCTGGCGGGCTGATAGTTCGCCGATGCCTGGCAAAGCGCCGCAGCTGCTGCGCGCAGCACCAGTTGCGACGCGACATAGACGGTCTGGGTCTGCAATCCGTCGATTGTCGCGGCCATCAGTTGCAACAGCAGCCGGATCGCATCGGCCGGATCCGCACAACTGGCGACGAGCGCGGCCATCAACGCGCTTGCAGCGGGCTGCAGGTCGACCGGATTGGCGAGGTCGGTATTGGTTGCGGCGGCTTCGAACGCGCTCGCCGCCTCCGCCACGGCAACCCGTTGCGTCGATGCCGCCGATATCAGATCGTCAACCGTCGTGCTGGCCGCATAGACGCTGGCATTGATGCCGGTCAGTCCGGCATTGCCGCCCGCCGCAAAGCGCCCGTAATTGCCGGGCAGCACCGCCGTCAGCCGCAACAGCGACGTGGCATCCCGTGCCAGCACGATCGCCTTGCCAGCCCACCCGGCGATCGTCGCCACCAGATCGGCACGCACCCCGGCCAGCCCGAGGATGCCCGTTCCCATGCCGAGCAGCGACAGGGCCGATATCGACTGGCCGCTGGCCAGTTTGCCGATCACATTGACCGCGTCGGACAGCAGCGCGGTCTGCAATTTCGAGGCCGCACTCGCACTGCCCGACTTGGTCGTGGTGACCGTCGGAAAGGTCTGTGTCCCGGCATCGGTGAATTCGAGCTCGACCTCGGAATAGCGCGAAGCATCGAGCGCCTCCGAGATGTTCCAGCGATCGAGCACGACCGTCAGGTTGCCCAGCGTCGGGTGCGCGAGCGTCCCCGATCCCTTCTGCAAACACGCCTTGAGCAGCTGCGACCGCTGCATGGCGATCGCCGCGCCGCCAAGCTTGATGTCGCCATCGAGGACAAAACCGCGCAGGCGATAGACGCCGAGATCGGCACCCATCGGTTCGGGCCACCCGCCATCCTTGCCGGGATAGCGGTGCTTGGCCAGACGCTGCGTGCCGCCGCCCGAGCTCGACAGCACGGCGAATTGCACACCGCGCCAGGACGCGGGCTGCACCTTGTTCGGATTTACCGCCGGTTTTCCCACGCCAGCGATCTGCCCTTGCGCGATGCTCGCAAGGTCAGGGATCAATGACATGGGGGTTTCCCGAGTTTTGAAAGACTAGATCGCCGTGCGATCAGTGCACGATGCCGTAGCTGACGGCGCCGCCGGGGCTGTGCACCATGGCGGCCGTGCCAGGCGGCGCGTTCTTGAATTCGACCACGACTTTGTGGACGTAATCGCGGGTTTCCTTGAACGGGATATGCCCGGCAAAAGCCGCGTCGGTGGTGCGCCCTGTTCGGGGATCACCGAACTGCCGAATCCACTTGTCGACATTGCCTTCACCCGCGTTGTACGCGGCGGCCATCAGCGTTTCGTCGCCTTTGTACTTTTTGGCGAGCTGATCGTCGTAGTAATCGCCCAGCAGGCGCTGATAGGTTTCGTCGTTCTGGTACCGGCCCTCGTCAAAGGGCTGGCCCATCGAGGAGGCAATTCGGCGCGCCATGTCAGGCATCAACTGCCGCACGCCGTGCGCGCCCTTTGGGCTGGTCTGGTCCTGACGAGAGTTTTCAGCACGCTCGATACGCGCGTCAAAACTGTTGTCGCCTGTGGCTGGCGACCCGTAATTTCGGCCGGTGTAGAGATAACCCATGGTCGCGGCGAACGAGCGCACTGCCTTGTCGAAGTCGCTCGATCCCTGCTGCATGCCCTGCCCGGCGTCGCGCATGGTTTTGGCCGCGTTGCCAATTGTATCGGCGACGCCATGCGCGGCTTTGTCGCCCTCGATCGCAAGGTTGCGCCCGGCCCATGCTTTGGCCTGGTCCGCCTTCTGGCCGATTTTCACGATATCGCTGCGGACATGCTGTGCCGACTTGATATTGTCGCCGGTCTCGAACGGCGCATTTTTCTGCGCGTCGGCCATTTCGGCGGTCAGGGCCTTGCCGCCCATGCTCAGCAGCGGGATCAACGCCGGCGAGATGCCCAGTTGCGATGCCATCAGGCGCTTGCCAGCGCTGGTCTGTCGGGCGAATTTGTCGGCGATCACCGGCAGCATCGCATCGGTGTTGACGGTGCCGTCTTTTTTGAGGTTGAGCTTGATACCGAGCCGCGACAGCACCGCCATCGCCCCCGGGTTGTTGCCATACCGTGCGTCATTGAGCGTTTGCGACAGGCCGCCCAGGCCACCGGCTGCGGCGCCCGGATCGATATCCATGCGCGCGGCCGCGTTGGTGAAGTTCTGCAGTGTCTTGGTCGACACGCCGATCGTATCGGCAGTGCGCCCGATCGCCGCCGCGCCTTTGGCCCAATCGTTGGCCAGGCTGAATGCGGCATAGCCCGCGGCCGCAACGACCGCGATCGTGCCCGCCGCTGCGACACCGACCATGCCCATCGCGCGCGCCAGGCCGCCGCCTTCGCTGGCTGCGCTGCCCAGTGCGTCACCCATGATCGAGGCGGCGTTGCCGACACCCTGCATTCGGCCTGCGATGCCGGCGGTCAGCGAGGATCCGCCAAAGGCGCGCGCGCTGGCCTGCTCGATCTTGGAAAAGCTGCCGACGATCCGCGATGTGCTGCGGCGGAACGATGCATCGCGCGACTGGTCCGATTTTTCGAACTTGCTGCGCGTGCGCTTCGCCATCTGGTCGAGGCGGTTTTCAGCGGCCTTGATACCGCTCTTGGTCTGATCGTCCGCCGTGATGCCAATGCCGACTTTGGCGATTTCATCGCTCATGCGCGGCATCCCACCATGCGTTCAGGACCGACCATGGCCGGGTTGCGACCTCGTCGGGGAATTTGCCGAACATGCGGCCCAATGCGACCAGGCGTGACCGCCAGTCCGCCGGCCTTATTCGAAAAAATGGTCGATGAACTTTCGCGCGCGCATCAGGTCGCCGCCGCCGATCTTGATGACGGCGGGCTCGGGGACGCCTGCGACCAGCGCGATCAGCGCGATATCGAGCGCCCAGCCCTTTTTCCCATCGACCGCGATCATCTCCGCCCCTGTCGGTTCGCGCAGGCGCAGTTCCGAATAGGACAGATCGCCCAGCGTGACCGGATTTTTGAGTGTGATGGTCAGCTCGGTCGTGACCTCGACCTGATCCTCGCCAGCCATCTCAGTTCTCCGTCACACTGGCGGCCGAAAACTTGATGTCGAAAGTCCCGTCCTCGGTGTTGACCTCGGCCGGGTCGCCATCGCGCCAGGCGTTGGTGGCGATGATCGTCTTGCCGTTGATCAGCGTGGCAACGACGGTCACGCCGTTGGCGGCATTGAGCGTGCCCATCGATACCGCGCCGCTGTCGCGGCCGTGGAAACTGATCCAGCCTTCCTTCGGCATTTCCTTGTAGCCGTGAACGCCGTCCTGCCCCTTGAGGGTTTCGCGTTCGGTGCTGCTGACCAGATAGTTGCACGATCCCGACACGGCATACGCCACGCCGTCGATCGTGAGCGTGAGGGTTCCAGCAAGTGCTGACATGATGAGGGGTCCTTACTGGAGGCGGAACTGGATCAGCGTGGCGAAGACGCGCAGCTGATCGATGAGGATGCCGGGCCACAGCACGTTGACGCGGTTGGGGTTGGTCGCGTCCTTTTCGACGATCAGGTTCTGCGCAAAGACATCGCTTTGCTGGACGAAGCCGGCCAGCTCGAGCGCGATGTAGGCGGCGATGATGTCGGCCTTGATGGTGGACGGCGTCACGACGTTGCTGTTGGGCGACAGGCGCGTGCCATCCGCCGCCAGCTTCACCCGCGCATACTTGGTCGTGACCACGCTCTTCAGCGCGCGGATGACATAGATCAGCGTGTAGAGCGTCTCGATTTCGAGATAGCTGTTGTCGGGCGTGCCCTGGGCGTTGGTGATGTACGTCGTGATGGCGTTTTCGATCACGACATTGCCGTTGGCATTGACGGTGAACGTGCTGATTCCGCTGTAGAGCAGCGTGGTGTTGCGCACCGTCAGCGGAAAGCGCGACTGCACCGGCGGCGCCAGCAGGCCCTGGCCGCTGAGAAACTGCACCGGCTGTGCCGGATCGTTGCGCAGCGATGCGGCCTGCAGCGCGGCCATATAGGCGGCCCATGCCCAGACCGGCGACGGGCTGTCGTAAAACCCATACAGTTCAAGGTGCTGGTCGTTGCGCGTGGCGCCGGCGGTGGCCAGCGCGCCGGCACTGCCGCGCATGGCCGCGAACACGCCGCCATAGATCTGCTGCAGCGGGCTCCAGCGGCCGGTGGCATCGGACAGCCACGCCTGGAGCGCGTTGAGCGTGGCGGAATCGGTGGCGGCAACGACGATGAAATCGAACGCCTGGTCAGCCAGGTTCGCCAGCGCGGTCGTGATCGTCGGGTTGGTCGCGCCGCCGCTGCACTGCGGCGTGGCGATCGCCACGCCGACGCCCGCGGGAGTGACTTCGCCGGCGGCCGTGCCGCGATAGTTGATGCGCACATCGATATCGTTGCCGCACAGCCCTTTGTTGACGGCGGTCAGCGTAACGACGCCGGCGGCACTGGCGGCTGTGACGGGCAGGCCGCAGTTGGCCATCGTCGAAACTGCCTGACCGGTCGAGGCGGTGATGGCCGCGACGGTGTTGGTGGCGATCGTGGTGGCCGTATCGCCCACCGACACCGCGACGGGCACCAGCACGCCGGCGATATAGAGCGCGAGCGTGCCGGCCGCCGTGGCCGGGCCGGTAAAGGTGATCGTGTCGGTCGCCGCCGTGGCGCCGCCCGCATCGCTGACCGGCAGGGCATGCACGTCGGCCGACGGGTCGTTGAGCATGTACATCGCCGCCATGGCGGCCATGATCGAGCCATAGCCCGCGCCCGTGATCGCCGCCGCCGGCGACGGCACGCGCACCGGCAGATTCGGCGTCCAGGTGCCGGCGCCGTACATCTGCGCGATCAGCAGCGTGCGCTGCGACTGCGGTTCGGTGTTGGCGCGGCTCGGATCGAGTTCGGCATAGAACAGCGGCACGCGCAGGTTCGTCGGGGTGGTGTTGAAGGGAACGGTCATCGCGCGTTACTCCGCTGCAGGCTTGGCAGCGGGCGCCGCCTTGGTGACGGGCGCAGCATCAGGCGCGGGCGCGGCATCGGGCGCGGGCTCGGGCACGATATCGGACCCGTCGTCGTTGACGAGTTTGAGATCGCCGGCGCCGAGGTAATGCGCGGTGGTGACGCACAGCGCGTCATACAGGATGCCGCTGTCGTCGATGACGCGATGGGTCGCCCAGTGGCGCACGGTGCGCCCCGGGACACTGACAACACGCATGGTGGTCTCCTATTCGGGTGAGTCTTCGCAGGCCTGCAGGATGTCGATCGCGGCAGGTGCGTAATTGGTGGCGGTGATCAGCACGTCGCTGATCGCGCTCGTGGCGATGGGCGCGAAGCTGTCGGCGTCTTCGTAAAACTCGAGATCGAGATCCATCTGGATCCCGGCGATATGGGTTGCGCCGTCGCTGTTGTAGGCGAGATCGCTGCGCATGCCGGCGAGCTGCTGGATCGCGCTGAACAACGGGTAGGAATTGATGATCGCGACTTCGACCTGGCGCTTGAGCGCCCAGGCCAGCGCCTGCGCCTGTTCGGCGCCGGCGTTGTCGGTCTGTGCAAAGGCCTGCGCCTCCGCCAGAATGCGGATGGTGGCGGTCGTGGTGAATTGCGGCGAACCCGACCGACCCAGCGAAACGCGGCTTTCGCGCGCGATGCGCAGTTTGATCTGCGGCAACGTGGCCTGTTGCGAAGGCCAGTCGCCGGGCGAATAGACGCGGGTGCCGGCATCGGTGGCGCCATCGGCACGCAGCGCGGCAACGCAGAGCGCCAGCAGCGTTTCCGAGGTGACCGGACTGTCGAGTTGCGGCGCTTCCCAGCTCATATGCGCCCGCTCTTGCTCTGCAGCACCAGCTTTACGTGACCATGGCCGTCGGGAATGACGTCCTTGACGATATAGGCCAGTCCGGTGCTGGTGCGCGTAACGGTGTCGTTTTGCGCCGCCGCCTGCCCCAGTGCGGCAACGCGGATGCCGCAGATCGGTTTGCGCTGGGTGGACATCTGCGCGTCCTCGCCGATGGCGATATCGGCCGATTCCTCGTCGAACACGGCATCGGTGATGACGATCGGCGCGCCACCACGCGGGGTGTAGCTGATCGGTTCGCCGAAAATGCCCATCACGCCGCTGAGCAACAGGGCGTCCCAGTTGATCGGCATGGCGGTCACTCGGAGTTGTCGGATTCCCGATCAGGTCGGGAATGACGAAAGAAGGCGAGAAAGGGGTGACTGGCGGGGCGCGCAGGGGGGACACGCCCCACCAGTCGGCCGGGTCTATCAGTCCGCCGTAGAATCGGCGGTACCGGACCACAGCACTTCGGGGCGGGTGCAGATGAACAGCGGGTAGCTGTACGCCTCCATGCGCCAGAAGGTGTTGCGTTCACGATCGGGGATCGGGATCACATAGTATTCCTTGCCGGGGGTGTTGACCCATTCGAAGGCTTCGCCCGGCGCCATGACCTGGCGGAAAATGCCGGGTGCGCCTTTGGGGAAGAACTTCACCTTGTTGGTGGCGACGGCGATCGTGCTGGCGTCATCCGAACCGCGATAGTTGATCCAGGTGATGCCGCCGAAATAGAACGTGCCGAAAGCCCAGTCGCCGCGCAGTTCGGCGGCTTCGACCCAGTTCTTGTAGGTTTCGACGACGTCGGGGTGGACGATGAAGTCATCCCAGAACGTATCGCCGCACAGCGCGATGATCTGCGTGGCGGGCAGGAACGCGCCCTTTGCCGCACGGCGCATGCCGCGCACGACCGTGTTGCACAGCGGGCGCAGCGAGCCGACGACTTGTGCGGCCAGATTGAACACCTGCTCGGCGGGCTGGCTGATCTGGAATTCGTCGAACCAGTTGTACAGCGTGCTGCCATCGGCATCGGTCAGGATGCCCTGGATCGCGCCCAGTCGCATGTTTTCCCAGGTGTACTGGATGCGCGGGATCAGCCCGGTCGGGCCGGCCAGGCGGCGTGCGACTTCGGCCTGGACCTGCATCAGCTCGGTTTCGGTGCCGAATGCGCGGATGTTCTGCAGTTCGCTGGCGAAAATGGTGTCATCGTGGCTGATGCGCACGGTGTCGAAGTAGCGCATCTTGCGCTGTTCGGTGGTGCGATCGGTCGACGGCGGCGCGCCGCGCTGCGATGTCTTGATCAGGTTGAGCACGCCGGTGCGCTCTTCGATACCGAGCGCGGTGGTGCGGATCGGGAACGGTTCGAAAATGCCCATATCGCCAAGAATTTGGGGATTGTGGGGGATGCGCTCGACGGCGGCGGTCAGCTCGAACGTCGAAAACGGATCCTGATTGAAGATATTCAGCGAGACCATTGGGGGCTCCGTCCAAACAAAAAAACGCCCGCCATCGCTGGCGAGCGTTCGTGCGGCTTGCCCAAGGCCGAGGGGGCGTATCGGGTGATGGAGATCAGCTGGACAGGATGCCCAGCGCGGTCAGGGCAGCCAGCGCGGCGGTCTGCTGCGGCGTGGTGGTGACGTTGGCACCCCAAACCAGTTCGCCGACATTCACGCGGATCGGGCCGCGCACGACGGCCACGGCGACTTGTGCGGCCGACGTCGTATCGCGGCGGCCGCTCCACAGGATGGCGACGGCGTTCTGCAGGCCGTTGGTCGCGGTCGGGTCGAACGGCGCATATTGCAGCGTGCCGGTGACAGCGACGTTGAAGCTGTCGCCCGGCGCAAACGCCGTGCCGCCGGCGGTGATGGTGAAACCGATGCCGCCGGCACTGAACGCCGTTCCCGTTGTCCCGTGGCCGATTTCCTGACCGTTGGGGGCGGAAACGATGAACTGCGTCGCGCTGTCGAATTCGACGACGTAATTGCCGGTGGCGGCTGCGCCGCCGACGGTGATCGCGCCAAAGGTGCCGTTGCCGGTGTTGGTGCCGAGCGCGGTGGCGGCGGCGGTGCCGGTCAGGAACGCGCCGAGCACGGTGCCGGCCAGCAGCACGCCGAAACCGCTCTTCAGCGTGATCGACGCGCGGGTGTACATGCCGTTGCTTGGCTCCTGGATGATAAATCCACCGGCGTGCCAGGCTTCGGTGATCGGGGTGACAGTGGGATTGCCCATTGCTCTGATCTTTCACAAAAAAAGGCGCCGCTCGGGAGCGCGCGCCTTGAAGGGATGGAGGTGAGGTCGTTCAGCCTTTCGGATTGACGACTTTGGCGATGGCAGCGGCCCAGCCTTTGCCGGCCTCTGCCGCACCGCCGCGCGGCGGCGGGCCGTCGCTGCCGACTTGCGGATTGCGACGGGTGCGCGATTCCGAACGGTCGCTGTTTTCGGCGGCGCGCGCGGCGCGTTCGACACGACGCACGGCGTAACCGGTGCCGTGGGTGCTTTCCATCTGGGTCAGCGCGCTTTCGAGCAGCGCGGGGTTGCCCATGGCATCGGCGGCGGCCTCGAGGATCGCGCAGCAGCGGCGGCGTTCGCGGCGACGGGCCGAGGCGACGGCGTTGCGGCCGTTCATTTCGCGTTCTTCGTCGTCGTCATCATCGCCATCGTCGTCTTCGGCGCGCCTGGCCTTGCGGGCCTTGCGATCGTCGTCGTCGTCATCGTCGTCGGCGGCTTTTGCCTTCCGGCCCTTGCGATCGTCGTCGCCGTCATCGTCGTCATCGGCGGCTTTCGACTTGCGGCCCTTGCGGGCGCCGTCGTCGTCACCGCTGTCATCGTCGTCGGCGGCTTTCGACTTGCGGGCTTTGTCCTTGTCCTTGTCGCCGCGACCGTCGTCGTCGTCATCGTCTTCGGCTTTACGGCCGTCCTTGCGGTTGCCGTATTCTTCGCCTTCGTCGTTGGCATCCGCAGCGCGGCGAGCGCGGCCCAGGCCGGCGAGGTGGGCAAAGCGGGACGAACCCGCCAAGAAACCGGGTTTGGTCATGCAGCTTTCCTTGGGAGTATGGCGCTCCGCGCCGGGGGGGGGGAGTATGGCGCTCCGCGCCGGGGGGATTTGGTGCGGAGGCACCGGGGGTTTGGTGTCAGTCGAGGCTGTCGATCAGCGCGCGGAAGGCCTCGTCGGGGGCCATGACCGCATCGGCCAGGCCATATTCGACGCCGGCGGCACCGAGGTATGTACCGGCCTGCGTGTCGAAGACCTTTTTGCGCGGCAGCCCGCGATTGCGCGCGACCGTGCGGTCGAACAGATCGCCGACTTCTTCGACGTCGGCTTTGATGCGGGCAAAGGCGTCATCGGTCAGGTTGAACATTTCAGAGCCTTCGCCCTTCAGATCGCCCTTGGTGATCAGCGTCACCTCGATGCCCTGCTTTTTGAGCGCTTCCTGCAGGCTGACATGCATGACGATCACGCCGATCGAGCCGGTGCCGCCGGTGCGCGGAACGGTGATGACATCGGCTGCGCTGGCGAGCGCATAGGCGGCTGAGAACGCGTTTTCACCGAGGATCGACCAGATCGGTTTGACCTGGCGCGCGCGATAGATCGTGTCGACCAGGTCGAAACAGCCGGCGACTTCGCCGCCCGGGCTGTCGATATCGAGCGCGATCGCGTCGATGTCGGGATCGGCCAGCGCGGTGAGCAGGTTTTGGCGGATGCCGTCATAGCCGGTCATGCCGCTGTAGGGGCGCAATGTTCTGGTGCGCTGCACGAGCGTGCCGCGCACTTCGATCACGGCGATGTTTGCCACTGTGTCATAGCCGCGATAGCCCGCGTCGGGCTCTTCGCGCCAGGTGAAGTCGTCGCTGCCCGCGCGCACGATGGACGTAATCCCAAGGCGCTCGGACAGGCTGGCCATGATGATCTCTGCCTTGTTGGGCAGGATCATCAGCGGCTTGTTGAACAGCTGCTGCGAAAGCTCGGCAAACTGGTGCATCAGGCAGCTTTCTTGCGGGCTGCGCGAGGATTGATCTCGGCGCGAACTTCGACCGGCGTCACGAGCCTGACGTCGCGATCAAGCGCGGCAATCATCGCCTCGACTTCCTCGTCGCTGTGGTTGACGCGGAGCGGGTCGCCGCCGGCGAGGTAGATCACCGATCCCTCTGCGGCCGGACTGATGCGCGTGATCAGGTGTGCGTTGATCCGGGTGGTGGCGCGGCCGCCCCACAGCGTGACCGTGACAAACTGCGGGATCATTGCGCCTCCGGCTTTTTCGAGACTTGCGCGGCGGTCTGTTCGGCGCCGATCCATTCGGGCGGCGGCAGCCCGAGATCCTTCATCCGCTGATATTCGCGGGCGCGCTGATCGAGGTTTTCTTCCCAATCGCTGCCTTGCGTCGCGCAGACGTTTTCGAGCGTATCGAACCCGGCATCGAGGCCAAGCACCGCGCCCTGGCGCTCTGCGACCGGATCGACCCAGCCACGCGGGGCGCCCAGCCAGCGGCAGCGCGAATAGGCGGTGCGCATGGCGCGGAACGGCGGTGCGTTGCGGGGCAGCGGCACCATCTTGCGATCGTGCAGTTCCTCAAGCCAGGTGGCATAGACCGGCGTGGTGGTGTTGGCATAGAAGTCCGCCGTGCGGCGCTTGAACATCTTTTCGGCTTCGACGATGCCGGCGCGCGCGCTCGACCAGCTTGATTCCGAATAATCGTTGTGCGCCTGCTCGGCCGACAGCCCCATGACCTGCCCCATCGAGCGGAGCATTTCGTGCGTGAACGGGGAAAATCCGCTGCTCGGCCGCTCCGCCGTGACGGCCTTGACTTCCTCGCCGGGGGCAAGCGTGGCGACTTTGGCGCCGGTCAGCGACAAGTCGCTGTCGCGGTGGAAATCGGTGCGCATGTCCTGGTACCAGCCCCAGGCTTCTTTCTCGCTGTCTGGATCATCGAGCGCTTCGCGCACCATTTCCTGATCGAAGGGGCTGGTGACGTAGAGGCCGAAGGCGCTGGCGACGGTCGCCGCCTGCAGCTCGACCTGGTAGTATTTCGCCAGCATTTTCATGCGCGACAGGACGGGCGCGAAAATCGACATGCCGCGGTGCTGCTGAAACCGGTCCGGATCGAAATCGTGGAACACGCGCTGCCAGCCATCGGGGTCTTCGCGATCGACGCGTTCCCACTGCATGCTCTCGACCGCGTTGTACCAGTCGTTCTGGTGCGCCTTGCGGATGTGGAACGCGATCGCGACGTCGTCGTCGTCGATCTCCACCCCGCCGCGCAGATATTTGGTGTCGACCATCTGGTATGGATTCGACAGCCGATCGGGATCGATACCCTGAAAGCAGGTGGCAAACGTCGCGCCTTCGGCCAGCACGCGGTCCTGGCGCCAGTGCGACAGGATCAGCGATTCGCCGTCGACCAGCTTGTGCGCCAGCGCGATGCGGAACATCTGCGTCATCGTGTGGCGGCGGCTGACGTCGTTGTAGCGGCGGATATCGACCGACCAGCTGCGCCAGTGGCCTTCGACCGCGGCGCGGTATTCCTCCGCCCAGACCATGTCGAAGCCGAGCGCGCGGTAATCGGGTTTTGCCACCAGGTGCAGGTGACCGCCGATGGTCGAATCGAGCAGGCGCCCGACCGCGCCCTTTGCCCAGCCATCGTTGCGATAGAGATCGCGTGCCCGGGCGGTGACCCGGTCGCGGTAGAGATTGATTTCGCGATCGGGCGAATTGACTTGCGGCAGCCAGTCGCCGGTGTCGGGGCTGGTCCAGTCCTGCGCATCATACGCAAACCACTGGGGCTGGTTGCCGTTGAGCGCACGCATGCCGCCGCGTGGTGCGCGCGCGCGTTCGCGGATCCGCTGGATGGTGCCCGATGCAATCGGTTGGCCGTTTGGTCCGAGCACGGCGGGCGCGCTCATCGAAAGAATATCCGCAGCGGACGGCGCGCGCGGCGCACGATGCCCAGTTCCTGCTGCAACTGGCGGATCAGAATGTTGAGCGCGCCGATGTCGACCTGACGATACGAGACCGATTTGGCGCCATCGCCCTGTGTGTACGACGCGTTGGCGATGAGCGCGCCCGATTGCAGCTGAAACAGCGCGGTCTGCGCCGTGCTCAGCCACGTCTGCAGCGTGCCGGGATCGACCCCGGCAAACACTGAGGGGTGATCGAGCGACATGCGCGTTCCGGTCTTTCTGGCGAATTCTATCGGGCCAGGCGGCGGGTGAAGCCGGCCTTGCGTTTGGTATCGGCTTTCGCCGTGGTCGTTTGCGTGGGCGCGGGCGCGGGTATCGCCTGCGCAAGCGCGGGTGCCGGCGCCGCGAAGGCGCCACAGACATCATCGGCGAGCTTGTTCAATTTCAGCCCCATGTGCATCAGGCCGTGGAGGGCGGCATAAGCATAGACCCGGCAGTCGAGCGCCTCGTTGGCGCGGCCGGCTTTCGCCACCCATTTGCGCCGGCGGGCACTGCCGTGGCCTTCGTAGATCATGTCTTCGGCCAGCATCTGGTCGAACCGCACGCGATCGGTTTGCACGTTGAAGTGCATGTAGCCCGGGCCGGGATCGGTCTTGGCCAGGGAGAACCGAATGAAATCCTTGGCCGCGTTGACGCCGATGATGACCGGGCGATAGGTTTTCTTGGTGCGCGAGCTGGGGCGCTTGATCGGCCAGACCGGGTTGGTGAAACCGGTGCGGGCGCTTTCGCCCTTGATGCCCCAGACCTTGCGGCCAAGGCGCTGCTTTGCGAATTCATAAACCGCGTCGGTGTGGTGGCCGCCGGTGTCGATGCAGGCCGCGCGCATCGCGAACGGCCGGCCATCGGCGCGGTGCCAGATCCTCTGCAGGTATTCATCGAGCTGGCTTTGCGTGTTGGGGTGCGAGAATTCGCCGTCGATCGTTTCGTAATCGATCGACCAGCTTTCCTCGTTGCGTCCCCAGCCAACAACCTCGATCTCGATACGGTAATCCTGAACGTCGATGCCGATCGTCAGCAGCGCGACGCCTTCGGGTACGCGCGCTTCCCAGATTTCGCAGCGTGACGTCAGCGCGTCGACCGAGACTTCCTTGCCGCTGTTTTTGCGGTACGGCAGCGCCATCTGGGTGTTCCACCAGGGCTGCAGCCGGTCTTCAAATCCTTGTGCGGCCAGCCATTTCTTGGCGATGGCGGCCGGTCGATCGCGTTCCCAGGGCGAGAACAGTTTGCTGGCGTTGAAGCCCGCGTGCTCGTTCGATACTGGCCAAGTGCCGCAGTGCTGGCATCTGGCGCGATAGACTGCCCAGCGGTCCGATTGCCACCAGTCCCACGCTTGCGCGACCGGATCGGCCGCGCTGGCGCGCCAGGCTCCGTCGTACACGTCGAGCGGAGACTGCCATTCGCCGCAGCATTCGAAGCGGCGGGTCTGGTGCCAACGGATCGTGGCCAGTGAGCGCAGGCGCTGAGCCTCGCTCCAGACACAGCCGCATGCCTCGCAATGGATGGCGGCTGTTTCGGGTCGGTGGCTTTTGCCATCCTCCCCGCGGTCCCACTCGACGTGTCTGAATTCCAGGAACTGGCGGTGATCGCATTCCGGGCATGCGACGCTGGCGCGCCGCCGGTCCGATTCATCGTAACTGGCCTCGATCGCGCTCTCGCCCTTGACCGTGGGCGAGCAGCAGCGGATCGACAGCGCGTTGCCTGAAAATGAGGCAAGGCGTTCGTCGCCGATATCTGTGGCGAGCCCTTCCTTGGTGACGACGTACTTGTCGATCTCGTCGTAGAGGATGATGCGCAGCGGGCGGCGCGCGAGATTGTCGGGACTGCCTGCCGCCGTGATGGCGAGGAAGCCGCCCGGGAAGGCCTTGTAATCGAGCGTGTCATCGCTGGTGCGGGTTTTGGTCGAACCGACGATGGTGCGCAGAACTTTCGTCGCCTTGATGAACGGGGCGATGCGTTCTTTGCTGAACTGGTCTGCGGCGTCGTCCTTGGGCTGGACGATCATGATGGGACACGGGTCGAGGTCGGCGTGAAAGCCGAACACGTTTTCGATCAGCGACGTCTTGAGCAGCTGGGTCGCCACCATCGCGCTGATCGTGCGGACGCCAGGCTCGGTCGCGGCGAGCATGGGGCCGCGCGCGATCTCGACGTCTGACGTGCGCCATTCGCCGGCGGTACTGCCAGTGCCGCGCGGCTTTATGCGGTTGCGATCCGCCCATTCGGGTATGCTGATGCGGGGCGGCGGTCGCCAGCCCCGTGCGAACGACCGCGCCAGCCTGGCGGCGGGCTCGTCGATCGGGGCCTTATGACTCCTCGTTGAAATCGGGTTCCTTCTCGCCGATCCTTTCGAGCTGTTCCTGGACATAGCGGTTGAGGGCCTCGACAACGACGGCGATGTCGACCTGCAGATCCGCTGCGAGCATGGGTCCGATGCGCGCGGGCCAGGTGATCCAGGCATCGCGCGCGTCGCGGGCAAGTTTGAAGAACTGCTTGCCGGCGCGTTCGACGTCGACCAGCTCGCCGGCCTCTTTGCGCAGGCTCATCAGGTGGCGCGCGGCGAGGACGTTTTCCTTTATGCGCTGCGCGTCGACCTGGCTGAGGTAATTGCCGGAATTGAGATCCGCGAGGAACTCTTCGACGCCGCCGAGCGCGTCGGTCTCGAAATCCGGCGCGTCAACCGGGATTGGCTTGGCGTCAACCGGGATTGGCTTGGCGTCAACCGGAGTGGGCGCGGTTGACCCTTGTTTGTAAAGCCCGAGCCCAGCATCGCGCATGCGCCGGTCGGA